GTTTGATACTGTCATTTTTTGAATTATTTAGATAAAAAAAGGGGTCCTTTCGGACCCCAGAGAACTCTTGTGATAAAACTCACATGAGGTTCTTGATAGCAACTCTTCTGTAGTAGCGGTTGCTGTTGACACGCAGACGACCCAGACCTTGCTCGGTTCCTTCTGCGAATGGGTTGGCAACAATACCATAACGGGTCTTGAAGCCAATCTTTGGTTGGAAGGTATCCTCTCCAACAGCACGAACCATCTGCAGTGGAACGTATGGGCAATAGAAGAGACCAGCATCATATGCACTGGAACCCTTATAACCAACAACGTAGTATTGGTTGGTGCCTTGTGCCAGACCGCCGTTATCAGCAGCCAGGTTTGCAGAATATGGGTCGATGTATACTCTGTACTTACCATTGATAGTACCAGCAAAGGTGTTGCCAGTGTCATCAACGTTCAGGTTTGCATTCAGAGCAGGGGTGTAATCGAGAACACCAGCCATGGTCAGTGCTGAAGCAACGTCAGCAGAGCACATGATGATGTTACCCTTTCCACGACGAGTTCTTTGAGCAATTCTGTTAGCATCTCTTTCGATTTGGAACAGAAGACCCTTGAACTTCTCAACAGACCAACGACCGTTAGAGTCGATGTCAAGGTCAAATACACCTTGAGTTGAAACGTTCTCAACAGCACCTTGCTCAGCAATCTTGTAGATGGTTCTGATAACCTCACGGTTGATCTCAGCCAGAATCTCACTTGACAGAATGTTAGCAAGTTCTGCTTCAGCATTCAGACCGTGGATTGCCTTCAGGTCCTGTGCAAGCTCGAGGCTGTATTCAGCCTTCAGTGCTCTTGACTTTGCAGTAACGGTGACTTTCTCGATTGAGAATGCCATCTGGTTGAACTGATCACCAGCTTCTGAACCGAGATCCTCAGCGTCTCCAGTCTGCATACCACCACCAACGTTATATGCCGTTGAGGTAGCGGTTCCAACTGGGTTCAGGATTGATGGGTTGGTTCCTGCCTGAGTGGTTGTACCAATACCAGCATTACCGTCAGCGAATCCACCAGTGAGGTTGAATCCGTCGTCCTGACCAGAGAATGCGGTATCTGCTTCGTTGAAGAATGCTTCGGTTCCGCTCTGGTTGTTGTAACGGGAACGCATTGCGAAGATGAGTCCAGTAGGACCACTCATTGGTTGAACACCTGCCAGGTCATATGCAACCAGGTTAGGCATTGAACGTCTGATCAGTGAGATCAGAACAGGGTCGAAACCTGCAGTAGGACCACCAGCGTCAGCACTACCAGTGAATCCACCAGTGCCAGCTGCGTTAGTTGGAGCTTCCATCAGGTTGAATCCGCTGCTAAATGCAGATTCTTCTTTTAAAAACTTTTCTTGGTTTTCGAGCAGGACAGCGGTTACAGCTCTACGATGTGAATCTTTGATTGGATCCAGACCCTCATAATTGAGGAGAGGTGCCCACTTTTCCTGCAGATGCTCGGAATGGAACATTTGCTTTTACCTTTGTGAATGTTTACGTTTGACTAATGTTAAATTCAGTTTTTTGCAACAGCCTGAAGAGTTCTCAGGTATGTAGCCATAGGACCAGAAACGGATTCGGTCGAATTGTCTACACCCTCAGACAGGGTTTCAGTGTGTGCCTTTGGAGCCTTATTTGCTGGGAAATATGATTCCTTCAGCATCTCCAGTTTTTCACGATATTCTTCTTCACTTTCAAACTCAACACTTTCGGCAAGTGAAGCGAGCTTCTCTTTCTGAGTGGCAGCAAGACCATCAGAAATCTCATCGAAGATTCCATCAGCAACCGACTCTGCGAGTCTTTGGTTAAGGTGGATGTTCTTCTCAATCTGCTCGTTGAGTTTTGTCTCCATGTCATCAAGTTTTTCTACCATGCTCTCAAGAACATCATATTTATCTTCAGGGATTGATACATAATGTGCTTCAAAAAGACCCTTCATTCCTTCCAGGAAGGATTCGGTCATTTCAGTCTTGAGACCTTGCTCGACTGCCAGTTCATTTTCGGTGAACCATTCGTCAGCAACATACTCAAGATAAGAATCTACTCTTTCTGCGAGTGCTTCTTTGATTGCCTCGACTTCCTCTACGAGTTTCTCCTCGTATTGTGCTTCGAGTGCCTCTTTGATTTCTCCGACCTTAGAAGTCAGAGCAGCCTCAAAGATAGTTTTTGCCTTTTCCTTAAACTCTTCGGAGAGTTCCTCACCACCGAGGAGAGCATTAACATCTTCTTCGATGTCATACTCTTGAGTCTCTTCTTCCACTACTTCTTCAGTCTCTTCAACTTCAGCTTCAGCAAGAACTTCTTCATCTTCCAGTTCTTCTTCTTCCTTAACTCCCTTCATAGCATCAGCAGATTTTGCCCCTTTATTGACAACATCTCTGACCTGCTTGAGGGTCGCACCAGGAGTCTTCAGCTTTGCTGAATCATCATCGGATCTGTAGTTCTCTGGTGTTGGACCACCAAGATCTTCTACAGAACCGAGTTGGGTTCCTGGATCTGTGAGTTTAGGCATTCCTTCTGCCGCCTTTGCACCAGCATTAACGGCGGTTTTGGATTGCTTAGTGCCTACTTCCATTTCTTGTAAATCTCCACGAGACATTTGAACTCTCCGT